ATGGGTTACGATATCTCACTTACGGCAACGCTAACCGGTGCAACGGTTGCCCAACTTCAACGTTGGCGTAGGACGGGTCTGCTTGTTCCTGAGGCCTCAGCTTCTAGGCCGGTTGAATATTCTTTCCGTGATTTGGTCGCTTTGCGTACGATCGCCAAGTTACGGGCTCAGACATCGCTTCAGCAGATTCGCAAGGCATTTTCATCGTTGAGCGATTTTGACATGGTGGATCACCCTTCTAAGTATCAATTCGCCACCGATGGCAAGACTGTCAAGGTATGGACCGATGACGGATTCATGAATATGAGTCTGCAAGGGATGCTGTGGAATTTCACACGATGGTGCTGGAGAATGTCGCATGAGGTTCTTCCTTGATGAGTGCATGAATGTCAAAGTTGACGAACCACTAAGACAATGGCTTAAAAGGGACGAGTTTCTGCGATCGGGACCGAGTATCCCGTACGGGCTCTATGACATCTCTCTTATTCAGCGCCTAGAAGAACTGGACGTTGATGCGGTGATTACTAGCGATATCAAACAAATGCGATCCCCGATCGTACGTTGGAACGCGCTCAATGCCGTAGCAGTGGCATTCATTGGATCGGAGTGCCGCAGAGTTACGTTAAAGGGCGAGCACGCCCTTTTGTCCAGGCCGCAAATCTACTTTCCGTAATTCATCATGTTCGAGCCCAATTGGAAGCAGCACAGATACCGCTTGCAATCGAGCTAAAGAGGGGCGTTAAGGACAGTGGCGAGCCAATAGCAGAAAAGTTCCCAATCTGAATTCGGCGTATTTGTAACATACGAGCTGGGCTACCCAATCACCCTAAGACCAGCGCGTCGACGTTCTGCCTCTGATGCTTCACGCATCGAGGACAGTTCTTCGGCGCGTTTCCTTTCACTTTCCATGTGCGCTTCCATCGCGCCGGGGATGGCGTCGAGTCCTTCTTCCCAGAGGTGTGCGTAGACATCAAGAGTCATAGCGGCACTGGAATGGCCGAGCATGAGCTGAACAGTTTTCACATCGGCACCGGCTGCGATAGCGATAGATGCGGCAGTGTGGCGCAACTCGTAGGTGTCGAGGTCACCAATCCCAGTCCAGATGCACAGGTTTTTCCACACGACCCGCCATCGGGCGGTAGTCCAGACTTTTCCGCGTTCGTCAGGGATCAGCCAATCATCCGGGTCTTTGCCTTGGGCATTGCGGTCTAGGCGTAAGAGGATGTCGCCACCGATGGGAACATCACGGTGGTTTCGTGTTTTTGTTGAGTCTTCGTGTCCTAAGTCGTTGACGTCACGGCGGATCATGAGACGCCCGCCTACTGGGTCTAGGTCTTTGACTTTGAGTCCTTTTGCTTCTCCTGGGCGCAGCCCTGTCATGACGAGGACTCGGAGAAGAAGTCGTGCTTGTTCGGTTGGTGCTTGTCTGATCAGTTCGTCGACTTCTGTGATTTTGAGGTAGCGGCGTTCTGATTTCTTTTGTTTTGGCAGTTCACCGGTTTTGGTGGGGTTTTGGTGGATGACTCCGAGTTCCACTGCGAGGTCGAGAATTCCGTGAATGATGAGGCCTACTTTGCGCATGGCTGATTCGCTGAGTGGTCGCGGTGGTTGGCTGGCTGGGACGCCTTTCATTGTCGAGAGCGTGGGTATCCAGGCGTTGATGACCGAGCGTTGAATGTGTGCACAGGGGGTTTGTCCCCATTGTGGTCGGATGTGGACATTCCAGTAGCTGAGGTAGTCGCGTTTGGTTTTGTCGGAGACGTTTCCTTTAGCGGCGAGCCAAGGATCCCATAGGTCGGAGAGTGTGACGTCTGCTTTGTCTTTGGTGATCCAGGTGCCGTCTGCTTTTCCGACTTCGGCGCGTGCTGCCCAGAGTTCTGCCTCGTCGCGGGTGGCAAAGCTCTTCGTTGCTTCGCGCCCGTTCTCAATCCAGACAGCCTGCCAGCGCTTGCCGACGCCCCATCGTTCTGAGTGGATGCGTTTAGTCCGGGATTCAGTGTTGGGGTTTCTTTTTGTCCAGAGGTCGCGGACGGTGGCCATGGGGTAGACTTCTTCCTTGTCGGGGACGAACTATTTAGAGTTTCCGAATAGTTCAATCCCTGCGTCAGCTCCCTTTCACGTCCTTCCGCCAAGATGACCGTGGAAGGGAGTCTTTGTTACTTCATATGGTTTCTGTTGGTACTGGGGAGCCTGGACGATTGGTGTGCCAAGATTTGATTTCTTCGGCGTCCCATAGCCTGGTTTTCCCCAGGATGGTGGCCACGTAGTTGGGGGTGCGTTCGTTGGCTGAGTAGTTACGCCATGTGGCGGGTGTTACGCCGATGTAGTCGGCGCATTCTGGGCCGGTCCATAGTTCGCGGCCAGTATCTTTGTCGATGATGCCGGGGTTCATGATTATGCCTTATCTGTGCGGATGTGGCGGGCGATAGCTGAGCAGGTGACGATAGCGCCGATTATGAGAGTCCACGTCCAGCCTGTTGCAAGGTAGGCGAGTGTTGTGACGAGGATGTATATTGCGGCGTTGTTGAGTGGGGTGTTCATTGTTTTCTCCGGTTTGTTAGTGTTAGGGGGTAGCCCCCGGTTCCGGATAGTTGGGATATCTGGAACCGGTTGGGCTATTTCTTTTTTCGTTTCTCCTTCTTGATGATGATGTACCATTTCCATGTTGTCACCTCCTTCCTGTTCACACACCCATTATAACACTACATAGCGTTACGTTTCAAGTGGTAAAATAACGACCATTACAAACAAAGGCACCTCAACACGCCCTCTTCTCCTGCTGAATTCTTCCCTGCACATACATCCGCATCCACAAAGTAAGCAGATGAGGCGTAACACCCAACTCCGCAGCCATCGCCGCAGCCGACCCCTCACACTCCCAACCAACAGCCTCCACATCACCAACATCCAAAAGCTGCCGCGCAGCCCACTCATCAGCCTGCCGCTCCGCGCCGGGAGTTGAGCACCCGTGCCCGTAGTGAGCATGTCCTAGTTCGTGGGCGATGGCACAGTGGCGGGTGACTGGGTCGAGGCCGGTTTTGATGAAGATGGTTCGTGTCGGTGGGTTAAAGCAAGCGTTGAGGGTGCATCCCAGATTGCTCGTCTCGATCACTGTGATGCCCATGTTGTGGGCGAGTGTTTCGAGGGCTGCTTCCACAGGGCTCATGAAGTGCTCCTAGGTGTAGTTCTCTTCGAGTGGGTCGGTGGCCTTTTGTGCTGCAATTGGCTCTGTTCCGGCGTTGATGCCGTCGAGGATGGCATCGTAATCGGGCTCAGTGACATGCGGGGGTGCAGTGGGGGAGTTATTGCCGCGTTTTGCGTTGCGACGGGTGTCCAACTCGCTGATTGGTTTCTCTGCCCAGTCAGCTTGCCCGGCTTTCATTCGTCGGAGAATCTCAGCGACAAGATCTTCATCACTAGCGTCCATGATTCCGCTCGACGTTGAAAATGCCTTGAGATCGAACTCAGTCAGAACATCGAGCGCGAGCAGCGCCGGGACGACGCTTACCTGGTATGCGCGTGCGATCTTTACTGCCGTCTCAACGGTAACCGTGCCATCGCGGCGTTGACGGCTGAGTGTTGATTGGCCGATGTGCGCCAGCTTGCCGATCTCTCTATCTGAGGCATTGCCAACGGTCTTTCGAATCCAGAGTTCGATACGTTCCATGAGCTAATAGTGGCACACCCGTGTAGTAAAAACAACACATTGCGAAACATTGGCGCTTGACAGTGTGAGCTAAAAATACTTCACTGTGATTTGTAAGAACTTCACTAGAGGGGATGAACATGGCAAATGTAAAGATCAAAATCCGTGATGGTCTCATCGACCGCCTCCGAAACATGAGCGGAATCACCAGCGACGAAGCCTTCGCCCGAACCATCGGAACCAGCCGAAGCACACTCGTCGACGCAAACCGGCGAACGCGAACCATCCCTCGCATTCGCAATCGGAATCGCCCAAGCCTTCGGCCTAGGCCTCTCCGAAATCGTCACCTGGGAAACCGCAGAAACCACAGCAGCCTAAACGCGCCGGGAACCGTAGGCGTCGGAAAGCAAAGAAAGGAACTACTCATGGCTTGGGTAAGAACCAACAAAGAGCTGCATGGACGTAGAAAAATAATCGATCTAACCGGAGTGATGCCGAAGCAACGGCGTCCGCGCCAAATTGAGGCACGCCAAGAGCTTGAGCGAGCAATCGCACGATTAAAACAAGAAGAAACTGGATTCGGCGTTTATGACGCAGCGGGCGTGCCAGAGGAATGGTTACCGCTGATTACGGTACGGCTCAAAGAAGTCTTTTGTGCTTTGCTCCGTTTCCAGCGCGAGGTCAACGCCGTCGTAGCAAGCGACCCAGACTTCGCCGCCGTCCGCCAGCTCGAAAACCTCAAAGGGGTCGAACTGCTCCAGCAACGCACCGCCGGGGAAATCTTGGAGACTGCCTTGGCTTTGTCCGAATGGGCGCCGGTCGAGTCGGTCGCAGTAGTGCGCAGAATGATTCAAACGCTCGGTGATACGGAAGTGGACAGAAGCAATATCTGAGGTTGCCAGCGTGTAGCGCTGACCACCGTAAACAAGAACAACTTTGGACACATAGCATAGGAGTTTTTCATGCGTTTGATGACGTTGAAGATGATCGGTGCTCCCCGATCAGAAGTTGGGATCATCCCACTCGAAAAAACAGGGCTCTCGATCATCACCGTGAAGGTCAAGGACCCGATAACCATAGAGGCGATCCCCGTCAAAGATGCTCATGAGCTGATGGAACTGATACTGCGTAAGACGCTCAGGAATCTCGGGATCTTGCGGGTCGGCGAATACGAAGCTGACTTGGTAGTCCGGCTTGATCCACAGGTCAATACCGCCAGAGGCACGAAGATTCAGCGCCACGCTGGACTCTTTAAGGTCAGCCACAGCTTGTGCGATCCAGGGGAAAGTCCAGTAGTCCAGCTCGTATTCGTATCCATTGACGTCAAGCGTGAAAGTTTTTTCGCTCATATCAAAAGACTACATCGTAGCTGGCATAGGCGAATACGGTTTGCGCGCTTAACCAAGAAAAAATGGCTTAATCCACAAATTCAAAAAAGGGATGATAGCTCATGCCGTGGAAACGGATAAAAAATGCCATCTCAGGAAACGAAACCGAGGGCATGCTAGACGATAAGAGCAAACTCGATGACACCGTCCTTGTTCTCGCGACAGCTCAATGTGTGCTCAATGATGCGACCCATCTTGCAGCCAGCAGGCGTTTGCCAATTCGCCACAATAGTGACATTACACTTGATAGCCTTACGCCCTGCAGGGAAGAAATCCTCGGTGCTAGAGGACTCAAAAAGAGGCGTATGTGCTCTCGCATCGGTGACCAGTTGCGGGAAAACGCTCTGCGCGTCGAACGTGATCTGCTCACACGGGGAAACACAATGCGTATTCCTTCGAGCACAGTAACTGGAACCTACCAGTTCACCCGAACACTGCATGTATACGAACATGGTGAGGTTGTAAGCATCGTGGGAACCCTTATGGGTGATGCAACAGATCCCATCATCTTTAACCCTGAAGCTCCATTCGTATTCGAAATCTTCACTGTTGATCCTCAGCGCTCGCTTACTGATCAAGTTCGCATCCTCAGCCAATTGGTTTGCCTGTATAGCGATGCGATTTGCTTCGGCGGCTTCACCGATCGCCCGCTTGGCGATGCTATTGGACTTCTTCGCAGCGCGATAAGCCAGCTGCGCAATGAATATGCCGCCACATCCGCTTATGACACCAGAGATACCAACAATTGACCACCAATCCATACCGGGAAGGGTAATTGGGGTTTTGACATGACCGGCATGAGGGAAAAGAAAACCGGCCTGCTGTAACAGGCCGGTCATGGAGACTCAAAAAGGAAAGGGGAATTTCCGTGACCAACGTTAGCACACTAGATCGCTGGTTGTCACCAAACCAGGCTGCAGAAATCATCCCATATTCACCGTGGCAGATCAGGAAGTTTTGCCGTGAAGGACTTCTACCGTCATCGAAAAAGCCAGGTTCGAAAAACAACCGCATCATGATCAAACACTCCGCCATCATCGCTTTTGCCCAAACAGCGCAAGAAAGAAGAAACCAATGATTATCACGCTAACTGTTGCACTGGTCGTGACCATGATGCTAACTGTATGGCTTGCTTTACAACTGGCAAACCTTGCAGAAACGGTGATTGAGCTCGTGGACGCATCCAATGACATGGACGTCGAAATCCAGACGCTAACCATGCACATTGATGACATCTATAACGAGATGACAATTCCTCGGCCAGACTACAGGGCCGACATCATCGAATCTAGCTCCCGTTAAAAGTGGAGTTGAAGAATGAATATCCAGCCTTATACCTTCCAAGGTCACACAGTCCGGATCATCATTGATGATCAAGGTGACCCACAATGGGTGGCCAGTGATGTAGCTAAAGTCCTTGGCTACCGGGACGCTGCGAATATGACGCGTCGCTTGGACGCGGATGAAAAAGGTACTCGTTCAGTGAGTACGTCGCAGGTCAGCGGCGATTCTTCAGCAAGGGCAATGACCGTTATTACTGAGGCGGGTCTGTACTCCGCGATTTTCGCAAGCCGCCTTGATCAAGCAAAAGAATTCAAAAAGTGGGTGACTGCCGAAGTTCTTCCCTCGATCCGGAAATACGGGGCATATATGACCCCTGCCACGATTGAACAGGTCATCACAGACCCGGACACAATCATTTACCTAGCGTCCAAGCTTAAAGAGGAGCAGGAAAGAACCCGTCAGCTAGAAGCGCCTGCAGCTGCATGGAATCAGCTCGCAGAAGCTGAAGGAGACTACTCGGTGGCCCAGGCTGCAAAAGTCCTTTCGAGGGATCCAGCAATCTCTATTGGCCGTGATCGCCTTTTCGCTCACATGGAAAAACTTGGCTGGATTTTCAGGCCCCGTGGAGCACGAAGGCGTCACTGGGAAGCATCCCAGGCAAAAGCAATCGATACTCACCGCTTGGTGCACAAGCTTGGAAAGCCTTTTCGCAATCCACATACAGGATCAATGGAAGTACCCTCCCCAACGATCCGCGTGACACCAAAAGGTTTAAAAGATTTGCACAAGACTTTAGGCGGCGGGCACCCAGAAATAGGAAAAAAGATATGACACACGCACATCAAGAATCCGGGATCGATATTCACCTCGCGACCTGCCGGGAGGATCTTCTCGCTGCAGCGCCACGCTTTTTCCGGAAACTCACCCCTGCCGAAGCAGACGACATGACCAGCGAAGTGATCAGACTTTTGAAAAGAAACGGCTGGAACCGCCTCACAATGCCGGTTTCTGCCTTCCTGACCATCGCAAATTATTACGCACGGTAACGGGAGAAACCTATGAAGGAAAACCCAAATCTGGAAATACCAGGACAAATGGAACTTCTAGAAAAAATCGAGAAAAGACAATGAACCAGACGAAAAGTAAACCACAGGAACAAACACTTATTGTTTGCCCCACGGGCATGCTCAATCGTGCATTAAAAGCAGCAAAAACGATTGCAGGAAATAAAGACCCCTATGACGTGATTCAACTGCGCCCCTATGGTGAAGATGGCCTTGCAGTGTGCGCAGTCAACGACACAACAACATTTGTCGCGAGCATCGAAACAAGGATCTATCGCATGGGGTCTGAAGAAGATGAGGTCATCGAATTCCCGAAAACGGTGCTACCTGCCTTCATTATGGCAACATCAGGAATCACAAAAGACAGTGATGTGGAACTTCTCACCGGCCTGCATGTGGCAGAAAACCAGATCACGATCACTGACGAAACCGGTATCGGTCTTGATATCGCTTTGGTCAAAGTGAAAAGACATCAAGAACCAGCAAACATCGGTGACCCCAGGGCAACTATCACACGAGTGATAAACCAGCTTAAACAAACCTCTGACCCTGGCCCTGTTCGCCCACTTCCACGCCAGATCATGGCGGTGGCAAAAGCCGCATCATCGATGGGAAGCCGCCCTGAACTCTATCAGTGCTCCTATGTTCATAACCACACTGCAGCTGTAAGAATCGTCGCTGTAACACCAATCTGGGCTATGAGTGTCTTGGATAGACCTGGTGCATCGCAACAAGACGATGAGATAGAACCTGAATCAGATCTCCCCGAAAAAACAACACTGCGTGTTGTTGAAACAAACCCCACAAAAGGCATCTCATGAACAACAACGAAGCCCTGTGCCACCGTAGCCGTATGAAAGGGGAGACCTCTCTCTGGGATACCCGTCTGCCTGGGGAATCAACGCAAGAAATGATTGCACGCAATCTACGGGCAAAACTCATCTGCCACCAATGCCCACTGTTAGAGCCTTGCGAAAAATATTTATCCGAGTGTGAACAACAAGACTTACCTATCACAGGTGTTATAGCAGGTCGTTATTCAGATGTGAGAACACGACATATGGCTAACGATCTTATGACTCTCCAACGAACCTGTAGGGCGTGCTTGGCAGAGTTGATCCCACAATCAGGAAAAACTCACTACGTATCACCTCAAGCGCGTGCGCATAAAGGTGAAGGATTATGTGAACAATGCTTCCCAACATTCTCACGAACAGCACGCAAAACCGCATGATGACCACCCAACAGCAAGGAAACAACAATGGCATGGAGCAGATTCGGCGACAACATCGCCACACACCCGCTCATGGCCAGACTCCTCACCTCATGCGACTTCGACCACCAACTCAAAAACGAAGCCTTCGGACTCCTCGTCCAACTCACCTCCGCCAGCGCAGCCCACCTCACCGACTACATCGTCGAATACGGACACATGGCACAAGTTGCGCCGGGTCGTGAAAAAGTCATTATCGAGGTTCTTTCTTCCGCTGGTTTGCTTTTTAGGGAGAAAGACGCAGATGGGCGAAAAGTTTTGCGGATCGTTGATGATGTTGAATTTCTCCATAACAGGAGCAAAGAAGAGGTCGAAATCGACCGTCGTCGTGCAGCCGATAAGAGAAATCCAGAACTTATACCGGCAGTACGTCACCGCGATGGTGACCAGTGTCGCTGGTGCGGCCGTACAGTGAATTGGAAGGATCGAAAAAGCTGGCGGGCAGCAACAATCGATTCGCTCAATGCGCACAAGGAATCAACAGTGGAAACGCTTGTGGTTGCTTGCAAAAAATGTAATTCAAAACGCGGCGCAGGAGAAGAGCTTGAACTTCTTCCTGCTCCTGAAAAAGGAAAGGCCTACTACCACGCCACACAGTTGATTTCATCAACGGCTCACACTGGGCTCAAGAGAACGGAATCCAGATCTACACAGCCCAAACCGAACTTCCCATCGATACCTCGGCAGCGCCGTCAAGGCAGCAGCAGGAGAGTAAGGCAGCAGCGCCCGTGGTGGCAGCAGCGCCGACTCTTCGAGCAGCGCCGGACGCTGACGCGCGACCCGAAACCATGTTTATAACGATTTGGTAAAACCTACGACGGATCAAGCACAAATCACAGATCGGTGGGGTGACGGATCTAGATCTCTCGGGACGGGACGGGCAGAGACAGGCAGGGACGGCAAGGAAGCGCCGCAGGCGCAGAGGCCGTCGTGGTGGAAGGGAAGAAAAGAATGGATGATTGGCGCCTGCATGATTTTGGGAAAGCTTTGTATCTTTGTGAAAAGCTTGGTCCTTTGATTGATGACATTATGGTTCCTACTCAAGGGCAGAAGGCAGGTGGCGGTAGTGGCTCTCATCGAGGTTCATCACGTCCGCCTTTGAGAGTTCCTATTCTTGATCTCAAGATGGAAACGGAGCATCTTCTTGCATTTTGGGCAAGGATCCTTGCGCGTGAAACTGGCCAGGGGCTTGTACTGTGTCCTCAGCGGATTGCTGGGATTGCTGCGTGGATGCAGGCACGTCTCCATGTGCTTGCAGATGCTCCAGCTGCCACTGTGGCTGCAGAAGAGATCATTGCTCAAGCACAGTTGCTTGATTCGATCTTTGCTGATGACACTCCGGTGGAAGGTTCGTGTAGAGAGATTGCTGCGGCTTGCAGGCAGCGTGGTCATGATCTTTCAAAGAGCACTATTTACCGGTGGGTGCATGATGGGCTTATTCCTTCCACAGTGCGTGACGGTGTTGTCATCGTGGCTTTGAGTGATGTTATGAACAGGCTGCAATGACACTTGTAGACTCGTGGGACACCTATGTAGTAAGCTAGCGCTCGTATCACCTGGGTCCAACCGCAATCATGTGGCTGGGCCTTTTGTCATGCTCAGGAGGTGTCATGGCGAGAGCAGGCTCAATTTGCTGCGAAGCAGGATGCCCAGAGCCGGCTAAATACCGAGGACGATGCAGTGAGCATGCTCGTGCCCATGAAACACACGAGCGGAAAACTGTGGCAACGAAGATTGATGGACAACGAACAGCAGTCATTAGACGAGCAGCCGTGGATAGATGGCGGGAAATCTATGGAGATTGGTGCCCAGGCTACAAGTGCTACGGACATAAAGCCCATGATTTGACCGCGCAGCATACACAGGCTCTAGCGCTCGGAGGCGGCTCGGAGCAGCATCTGACGGTGCTGTGCCGGCGGTGTAACTCCCGTCACGCAGTGGACGTGCGGCGGGCGCTGGCATCCACTTACAGTAGGCCCCAGGGGAGGGGCCCTCGACGGCTTTGAACCCCAGCCGTGGGGGAGATCTCTCAGAGGTGCGAAGGGTTCAAAAAGTTCACTGACCAGCCGTTTTTTTTGAACCCGACATGTTGGAATTGTGCCCAATGGGCGTGAGAAAGGAGGCGAAATTATGCCACGAGGTGGGGCGAGAAGCCGGTCTGGCCCAGCACCAGACCCAACATCGGGGCGATCAGACCGCCGAAAGCTCGACGAAAAACTACAAGTGCTGCCCGCAAGTGGATGGCAAGGAGATGCACCACCATGGCCATTGCCACAGAAGGGGACAAAGAAGCGTGAGCGTGATGTATGGAAGCACATCTGGACTTACCCCCAAGCAGCAGCCTGGATTAACGAGCCGTGGCGCTGGCTGGAGCTCGCGCAGTACGTACGGAAATTAGTGGTCACAGAAGACCCTGAAACACCTGCATCTACGATGACAGTAGTTTTGCGCATGGCTGAGTCCCTCGGTCTTTCTCCTGCAGGACTCCGAGCAAATGACTGGGTGATCTCCGCATCCGAGACGGAAGGAGACGCGGCGCTGACAACCACCCCGCCACGGTCTCCGCAGCCTATCCGTCGGCTCCGCGCAGTAAATGGAGACACAGAATAACGACTGGCTCATCACCTTCCTGACACTCGGCGACCTCTGGGACGCATGGGTACAAGCACACTGCCTCATCCCAGACGGATACAAACGCGGGCAAGCTCTTCAATGGAGTGATTGGCAATTTTGGTGTGCGGCTCAGTTCGGCCGCATCCGCGCCGGGCTGGAATGGAATGGCGAGCCTTTAGGCAATCAAGCGTTCCAATATCGCCGAATGCAGGTGATTGCTCCACAAAAGACGGGCAAGGGGCCGTGGGCGGCCACGATGACGCTTATACAGGCCGTGGGGACATCGGAATTTGATGGCTGGGCAGAAGAAGGTGAGGCGTATCGGTGCGCTGACTGGGGCTGCGATTGTGGTTTTGAGTTTCCCTACCAGAAGGGAGAGCCGAAAGGCGCCCCACACCCATCACCGCTGATTCAGCTCACAGCGACATCAGAAGACCAAGTAGATAACACGATGCGCCCATTGAAGTCGATGATCAAGATGGGGCCGTTGCATCATCTTCTAGCCACCCGAGGGGAATTCATTCGCATTCTCGGAGGGCTCGGAGGCGATGATGCTGATCGAATCGACGCCGTGACAGCTTCTGCTGACTCCAGGGTCGGTAACCCCGTCAGTTTCGTGCTTCAAGACGAGACCGGTTTGTGGAACAAGCGGAACAAGATGGAAAAAGTAGCTGACGCGCAACGCCGTGGCCTTGCAGGTATGGCTGGGCGTTCAATCGAAACCACAAATGCTTACGACTCGGCGGAACGCTCAGTTGCGCAAACGACGTTTGAATCGACGGCGCTAGATGTGTTTTGCTTTTACATCCCGCCGCCAAAAGGGCTGTTGTGGAAACGCCCTAAAGACCGCCGCCGAATCCTCGAAGCCGTCTATAAGGGCTCTCCATGGGTCAATATTGACTCGGTGCTAGCAGAAGCAAATGAGATTTCAGAGCGCGATCCAGAGCAAGCAGAGCGATTCTTCGGGAATCGGATTACATATTCATCAGGCACATGGTTGCCGACGAATCTTTGGGAGGATTGCTTTGCACTGGATCGAGAACCCGCCTGATGGTGAATCAATCTGTGTCGGATTCGACGGCTCTGAAAACAACGATTTCACGGCTTTGCGCGCTGAAACGCGTGGTGGATTCATTTTCACGCCGCGCTATGGGCCGGATCGTAGGCCTACTATCTGGAATCCTGCAGAGTGGGGCGGAAAAACTCCACGGTCGGAGGTCATGGCCGCTGTCGATGAGATCCGAAACCGGTATCAGATTCAGCGGTTTTACGCGGATCCGCAAGATTGGAGATCTGAAATCGGGGAGTGGGCGCTGCAAATCGGCCAAGAACGTGTTTTTGAATGGCCAACCAACGCGATCAAGAGAATGTATGCGGCAATTTCTCGTTTTGAAATTGATTTAGCCAATGGGCGAATCACGCATGATGGATGCCCACTGACGGCGCTTGCAATGGCAAATGCGAAAAAAGTTGCAAAAATTGGGCAGCAGTACGTTCTCGGAAAGCCTTCAGAACATCAAAAAATAGATGCAGCAATGGCGACGATCCTCGCTCATGAAGCAGCGATGGATGCTCATGCAAAGCAATGGGATTCAGAGACCACCCGCGTTGTCGTCTTGGGAAGGAGGAGAAGATAATGGATCTCACGAAGCCGGAAGAAGAGCTCGTGAAGAAGCTGTTTATGAAGATTCAAAAGCAGCGTAACCAGGACAAAATCAATGAGCGCTATTACAAAGGCTTGCAGCAGATCGGCAATCTGGGAATCTCCGTTCCTCCAGATGTACAGCCTTTCGCCTTTCCGCTCAATTGGTGAAGGACCTATGTTGATGTTCTTGAAGAGCGGCAAGACGTCCGTTTGCTAATCCGTTCTGGTGAGATCACCGAAGACAAGGAGCTGCGCCTTGATTGGGAAGCAAATGATCTTGATGTGCAAAGCCACCTCGTGCACAAGGACCTAACGATTTACGGTCGTGCTTTCATCTCGGTGGCTGCTGATCCAGACGGTGGGCGTCCTCGAATCAGAGCAGAATCTCCCAAAGATATGGCGGCAATCGTTGATCCGCTTACAAGATCGATGACGGCGGCGCTGCGGATTTATCGCGATTCCATCGGAATTGCAGAGCACATGACGCTGTATTTGCCGGATTCCACAGTGATCATGAGCAAAAAACTGGGGATGTGGAAAGCAAAGACGCAGATTGAGCACAATCTTGGGCGCGTCCCGATCGTCATGATGATTAACCGCCAACAGTCGGGATCCTTCGAGGGGGAAACACAGCTCTCGGATCTCAAGCCAATCGTTGATATGGCTGGGCGTGTAATGCTGCAGCTGCAGCTCGCGATGGAGACCACGTCCATGCCACAGAAAATCGCTCTTGGCGTCAGCGAAGAAGATTCGTCGACGAAACGGGGAACGACTCGATCCGTGGGACACATACTTGGGGGGGCTGTCTGGGCGCTGTCCAACAAAGGCGCCAAAGTGGAGCAGCTCGCAGGTGCAAGCCTGTCAGGCTTCCATGACACCATCAAGATGCTTGCCGAGCAGGCCTCAACGATTACGGGGCTTCCAGTCCGGATGATGGGGCAAAACACCGCTAATCCGGCAGCTGAGGGTGCTATCAGGGCTGACGAGTCACGCCTTGTCAAGCAGGTCGAAAGAATCAACTCCGTTGCAGGAGCGGGCTGGGCATGGGCGCTTGGAATTGCCGAGCGTATCCGCACCAGAGAATGGTCAGCTGATGGCAAGATCCAGATTTTGTGGCGTAATCCTGGGACGCCAACGGAAGCTCAGCAAGCAGGTGCGATGCAGAAACTGACTGGCGGTAGGCCAACGTTATCGGTGCGTGGAGCCATGAATGAAATGGGCTGGCCGCAAGCGAGGATCGACCGCGAAATCGAATGGCTCAGCCAAGAAGAAGCCGGAACACTTCTGCAGAAACTGGAACGTGACGCAGAAACGTGACAGTAAGGGGGTGGGGAAATGCACGACAATCAGTTCAGCCGTTTACCACCAGAACTACGCGCCGCAGCTGGCACACGCTCAGAAATCATAAGGGACACAGTCAGATGGGTATCAGCGGTCTGGAATAAAAACAGACCAATGGATCCATCAACCTGGTTCGAGATCTACGCCGAAGAATTCACCAAGAGAGTCGCAGAAGCGCAGCTCGAAGCAGCAAGCATCGCCATCGGCTCCGTCGACACAGCACTAGCACTCCAAGGCTATGACGGCACCCCGCTAGGACACGCCTCACCAGAAGCCTTCACCGGAATCACCGGCTCTGGGCAGCCAATCATGGGCCTCGCCTACGCACAAGGACTGCGTGTCACAGAAGCAATCGACAACGGCGCGACCGATATAGAAAGGGCAAAAATATGGAAATACAGCGGGCAAGTCCTCCAAATGGCAACGCAAACGGCAATCTCAGACGCATCGAGAATCGCTAAACTCACCAACCTCATCGCCCGCCCACGAACCACATGGGTGAGAATCGTCCGCCCACCGTGCTGCGCTCGCTGCGCAATCCTTGCAGGAAAACGCGGAGGAGCAGGACTTGGATTCCAACGGCACCCAGGCTGTGACTGCGACGCAATCCCTGTATCCGAAGAAACATCGGACATGCACAAGCTGTGGATATTTGATGTGGATAAATATTTCGCACAACTATCCGAAAAAGACCAAAACAAAATCTTCACCATCGCAGGCGCCCAAGCAATCCGCGACGGAGCAGACCCATCACAGGTCATCAATGCGCGACGGGGAATGAAGGTTGCTGCAGATCGTTTTGGCACTCGCGCTGTTATGACTTCGGAGGGAACGACGAAGCGCGGTTGGGCTTCGATGTATCTGCGTCAGCAGTATGACTCGAAGATGTCGAAGCGGGGGCGGTATATGCATACTGGACGGCAGCGATTGATGCCGGAAGAGATTTACCACCTTGCAGGTGGTGACCGCGACATAGCTGTGTCATTGCTGCATAAAAACGGGTTCTTACTGGATGCATCGCCCACATTGGATTCTAAGCTCAACTTTTTTACGCGGGACAAAGCCGTAAAAGAAGCTACAGAGCGAGCTCGTGTGAAGCTGAAAGCGCGGCATGAAAAAGAGTTAAAGCGTGTAAAGGTCGAGGCTGGTAGCGGTGATCCGCCAAGCTGGTCGAAGATAGGTGGTGGTGATGATGAGATTCGGCGTCGGTATTTCCAGGATTTGCGTACAGCGGATAAGCGCGTGCCAATTGAACGCATCATCACTGGAAGGGTAAAGAAGAAATTTATCCAAGGTGCTCATGATCATTCCAGGCGCTCATGGGTTGTTGAGCAAGTCGAGAATGGAGTCTCCATACCAAACGGTGAGAAAACTTTCTTTCCATTGTTGAAAGGAAGAACAAAAGCTTTAGAAGCATGGTTAGGAGACGAAAAATCCGGATTGATCAGTGAAATTCTTGCAGATCCTGATCGGATAGATATTTCAAAAAATGGTTTATGGACACTAAAAAAATCGGTTATAAGTCCTGATGGGCATTCTTTGGACGTTACTGTTTATACAGGGCCAACGAAGGGACGCGACAGCAGGACTTTTAAGGTGAATACTGCTTTTCCAGTCGGGGGACAAGGTGTTACGGTGATCCGTCAAGATGGTATCGTCAATGTAGTTAAAAGGAAAGGAGGAATAGAGACATGAACACGTACCAGAAAATAAAAGAAAAAACCGGTGGGAAGATCTATCTCGGAGTAGGGCTAAAACCGGGTAACCAAGATGAGATCGCTATTGAAATATGCTATGTAGAAGAACTCATTAAATATGGTTATCTTGACGTAGAGTTGAAGAAAGAATTTCTGGATTTATGGCTCAGTGATGATATGTACGATGACTTGGATGATCTTGATCCAATAGAGCTGAAAACGTACCATAACCTGCTAAAATATGCGGACATGGAGCCTCGTGTAGATATATCCACATTCCTCCATAAAGCCGCATAATTCAACAATTTCACTAACCCATTACCGATCGCGGTAATGGGTTTTTCTATACCCAAAATCAGAAGGATTGTAAGCAATGCCCAAGAAAAAAGCTCCATGGGTCCGAGCGATCATCAACGACTCCGACACCGCTCATAGTGGATCTAGTGCGGGAGTAGATGACCAAAGCAGCCCTAAAACTACTCCGCAAGACGGGAAAGCCGAAGGAGATAAGGCTGCCGTAGGTCATGTCGGTGATGAAGATCCGGAGGCCCGTGGATCAAAGAATATGGTGCTCAAGGATCTTGCTCGTGAGCGTGATAAACGCCAAGAAGCAGAACAGCAGCGCGACGAATTCAAAGCAAAGCTCGATGAGATCGAGCGGTCAAAAATGAGCGATCACGAAAAAACAGTAGCGGATCGTGATCAGGCATTAGCAAGAATTGCGGAGCTGGAAAAACAAATCGCTGATGGGGAAGCTGCATCCAAACGGCGTGAGGCCGTGGCAGGGGCATTGGCTGCAACCAAACTACCCGCCGAGATGGCGGAAAGACTGCGGGGAGAAACCGCAGAAGAAATCATGGAAGACGCAAAAGCACTTGCAAAGACAATCGGCTTCGACCGCTCTGCATTAGACCCTTCACAAGGTCAGAACGCAGCTGGCAAGTCGCAAACAAACTCACTCTCAAGCGCTTTGCGTGCCCACTTTAACGCCTAAAGGAGGAATAAATGGCTATAAACCTAGAGCAAGCAAAGCTCAATACCCTAGAAGATTATGAGCCAACAGTCATCGATGAGTTCCGCAAGGAATCGGTGATTCTGGATAGCTTGGCATTCGATACGGCAGTGAATCCAGCGGGAGGTGGAGCCACATTGTCGTACGGCTATCGCCGCCTAGCTACGCAGCGTGATGCAGCATTCCGCGAAATCGGAGCGGAGTACACCGATAGAGAAGTCACCACAAAGAAAATCAGTGTCGAGCTGAAACCGCTCGGTGGTTCCTTCAAAGTCGATCGTGTGCTCGCACACCTTGGCCCAGCAGCATCTGATGAGATTGCTCTACAGATGTCACAGCTGATCAAAGCGACTACTACAAAGTTCTGTGATGCTGTGATCAACGGAGACACAGCAAAGGACGCAAACGGTTTTGATGGCCTTGATAAGGCGCTGAAAGATTCTTCTACCGAATTGAACAAGGAAGAAGAAGGAACCGAGCGCGATTGGTCCAAGTTCACATCTGCAGATGAAGCGATGTCGGTGCTCGATGATCTCGACGAACTTTTGGATGTGCTTGACGGCCCGCCAACCATGCTCTTCGGTAACAAACGTGCGCTAGCAAAGGTTCGCGCAGCAGCGCGCCGAGCAAATATGTATTCACGCGAACCTGTTGATGGTCTGTTGGGATCCAATGGTCATCAGATCACGCGTGAACAGATCGGAAATGTGATTATCGTTGATCCTGGCACAAAAGCCGGTAGCAATGATCCGATCATTCCTGTGACTCTTGGTAAGACGAGCCTGTATGCGGTCAGGTTTGGCCTTGATGGCTTCCATGGTGTCACAACGACGGATGGTCGCATGATCAAGACTTGGCTTCCGGATTTCTCTACCGCTGGTGCCGTCAAGCGTGGCGAGGTCGAGCTCGGTCCGATTGCGGTTGCGCTGAAGTCCACTAAGGCTGCTGCCGTCATGCGCAACGTCAAGATCGCTGATAGCTAGGAGGGGCAGAGATGGCGATTGTAAAAACACCAGTGCCTGGATATACGGGTTCTGTTGGTGATGATTATTTCGTTGACGGAGTCTGTCAGGTGTCAGATAACAAGCTCGCGTATTACAGGCGGCATGGGTACACCATCGAGGTCGAAGAGCTAGCAGATCAGGAAGCCTCCGAAACCAGTGCGTCAGGAATACCGGGTGCAAAAGCAAAGAAAGCTGAGTTGATTGCTTACGCCCAAACGCTCGGTATCGATACTGAAGGGCTTGACGTTGCAGGTCTTCGCGAAGTAATTGAGGCCCACGTAGAAGATTAGGAGGTAGCTCTTATGGCAATCTTCCTGAAATCTCTCATTGCAGAAATCTGGCCTGACCTAGACGGTTCTCGCGAATCCTACGCTGAGAGGCTAGTCGGTCGCGCTGAGGCCATCATCATACAGCGTTTTCCCACACTGGAGAAAAGAACCCGCGATGGATCAATTTCAGCCAGTGTGGTCGCAGGCGTTGTTGAAGACATGGTCCTAGGGCCCTTGATAAAACTGGCCGTGGCGGTATGGATAAGCTCGCGTACCCAGAAGTTCAGATGGAATGGTCTTCTGATGGCGGCCTCGGGTCTGGAAATCTCCTCTGGCTTACAACGGATGAAATTGTTTTGCTCTCTCCACCGCAGCCACGCGGGGTCTTCAGCATTAGAAAAGCTCCCACGCCAACTTTTTCGGAAGGGAGCAATCGGTGGTGAGCGCAACAGTCCTTTTCCAAACGGGTTTCACTCTCCGAAAAGTGGTAGAAGGCCGTGAAGACCCAATCACTGGAGAACCTGGCAGTCCTACCATTACTGAGATTGTTGGACGTGGGTTAGTCCAAGAGCCGCTATGGTCAAGCGAAAAAGAAGTGGGCCCAACGTCCGTGAAGGACGAACGCCTGATCATGTTCTGCCCTGTGTCAATGGGGGTTTCTGATGTGGTGGTGACTGCTGCTGACGAGGTCGAAGATCCACGTGGGCAGGTCTGGCAGTGCATCACTGATGGGCATGAGCGTGGTATACCGGGCCAAGCGCCTGAGTACGTCGCGGTACGGGTTCGCCGGGCCAAGGGGAAGAGATGAAAGCGCGGCTAACGATATTCAAGACCCAGATCCGGCAGCAGGTGAGGTTGCAATCTAGGTCAGGGAGAAGAAAAATCGCCCGTCAAATCGCCGACGCCGCCCGCGCTGACGCACCTTATCGAACCGGCGCTTATGCAACGGGGATTGAAGTCAAAGAATCCGGAACTCAAATCATGGTTGTCGATAACGATGATACGGCGATTCACAAAGAGTATGGCACGAATAAAACACCTGCTCATGCATCACTTACCAATGCGGCGATGGGTTACGGCAAGTACTCAGGAATGCGACCAAGGAAAGGCAAGGGTAGGCGATGAGAACACCCATGCCCTATGTGCCGGGTGAGATCCGAAAGTTTTTGCTTCAACATGAAGCGTTCACCGAGCTTTTGCACGGTGGGAAGGTCACGACACGTGAGGTGCCAGACCCTCTAATAAAGCCGCATGTAACAGTAGCTACGGTGGGCCATGTTGGTGATGACCCGATGCTACGACGGCTCATGATCCAGGTCACCCCGTGGGTGCCGGGGCGTGATGCTTCCGGCCTTGATGAGGACCCAGATGTTACCGCGTGGAACCTTGCCGCGACGGCAGGGGAGCTTATTGGACGTGCGAAAAACATCGTTATTGATGATGAGCACGCATGGTCTTCCACGTGGGTTGATGGGCCGATCCAGCTGTATGACACCGAGCGCGGCGCAGACAAAGTTCTGTACTATGCGCCGGTTCGTTTTCAGGTTCACCTGCGCCGACGTGCGCAGATTATCTAACATTTTAAGGAGTTTTTATGTCTCAATACGCAAATCCGGAAAAAGCCTATGTGTGGCTTGACGGCGATGCATTCCGAGGGACCGCTGGCGTAGATATCCTAGCGATCTTCGCTGAAGCACTTGAGGGATTTCTGCCATATGGCGGTGTCGAAGTTGGCTTTGAGCTGACGTCCGAGCAAGCGGTCAATAAGCTGCAGGTGTTTAATTATCGCAAGGCGGCCTACAAGGTGGCTCGTGACCCGCTAACCGAGGGCTGCAAGTTCCGTGCAGTCGATAACTCTGAGGCAACTGTTCGCACGCGTGCCCAGGGTGGGAAAGTCAAAAAGATTGGTGAGCACTACACCATCGAAAAGGGTATTGGTGAGGAATTCTCCTTGCTGATCCGCCTCGATGATGGTGAGGATCAAATGGCCATTTGGTGTGAGCGATGCACCCTTTCTGGCCCTGCGACTCGCGCTGCGATTGATGGCAAGAGCCTTGATGGCTATGAATTCTCCGTGGAATTCCTTGTCCCTGCCGTCGAAATTCTTCCTGAGCTTCCAGAAGGAATGAACGTCGATGACGATAACGATCAGTATGAAGAAGATGGGGCCAGCGAAAAAACCGTGACACTTCCCTCCGGAGCATCCGGAGGCACCTTCACCCTTTCCATTGATGGTCAGAAATCCGCTGATATTGCGCAGAATTCCAACGGTACTGCTGTCCAGCTGATTTTGCGCAAAGTCAAGGGCGGGGAGAAAGCCTCGGTCACAGGCCGCGCAGGAGGCCCCTTCACCGTGAAGGGTGTGACCGGTGTACTGACCGCAGACGGCGCTAACCTTACTGGTTCCAGTTCGCAAGAGGTCACCGTCGCATAACCAGCAGCGCCGGCATTGAGGAAAAGCGGATCGCCTCTTCTTTGAAGAAAAGGATCCGCCCTTTTTTATTCCATCACCAAGAAGGGAAACCCCTTATGTCTGAAAAAATCGATATTTTTGAAAAAGCATGCTCCGTTGACGCCGGCGAGCCGCAAGAGATCACGCTTCGAGGAAATGATCTCACCATCCGCCGGAATTTCACCGCAGATGAAGTCCACAAGATCATCCGCCTATACGGCCCAGAAGTCGCCGAGCAGCCACTACAAAATGTCCTCCGTGAGCTCATCGACATAATTTCCATATCGGACGAGAAAGCGAAGGCAGCTTTCGTGGATGATTTGATGCAGCTTTCATTCCCGGAATTTCACAAAGTGCAGATCATGCTCACACAGATCGCAGGCATCCGTGGCGAAGATGGAAATTTTTTGACGGGGTCGAAAGACTCCTAACCTACCTAGAAGACCCACAAGAACACGCTCGCTGCCTAGTGGGCTTTCAGCGCTTTTACGGCATCGACTGGAGACAGCAGCGCCAAACCCGCTGGTGGGTCGACCTTATGATCTTGGTCGAAAAACTTGATGATTTCGAGTGGACAAAAACCGATGAGAACATCGCCCATCTCGTCGATCGTGAAGATTTTTGGCTGAATGCCGAGTATTCCTCGTGGATCACCGACGCTGATGATCCGGAGATTCAGAGTGCTCGTGAGCACCGCAAGCAATCCGGAATGAAACCCCCTCCCAAGCCTATCTTGTGGCCAATCGCGGAACGACCACAGCGCGCAGCAGCAAAGCTCTCAGTCCGTGTCCTGGGCCAATATCAGGAACATGAACAGGCACAGAAAAAGCGGCAGAAACGAAAGTCATTAAAGGCTTTCCGCGCAGCGCTTGGGCGGTAACACCTACACCTTGTGAAAGGGGCATGCTATGGCTGGCGGCAAAATTGATATTCTCGTCGAACCGGACGTCAAGGGCTTTGGTCCAAAGATGGAGGCAGGGCTGCGCCCTGCGCTCGGCGTTGCCGGCAAGCTCGGTGGCGCATTAGGGCTTGCTTTTGCAGGTGCTGGTATAGCAGGACTCGGCAAGGAAATCATCGACGTAGGCAATACCTACCGCACGGAGATGAATTCTTTGCAGGCGGTCACGCAGGCGTCCGGTGCGGCAATGGAAGCTGCTGATGCTGCGACGATTCAGTCTCAGGCACTGCAAGCTTTTGGGTTGAGTGCTGACTATGCGGCTACGGCTGCTGATGTGCTCTCAGGTGCTGCAAATGCGTCAAGCGCAGACATCACTGGTATTGCTCAAGGCCTGCAGCAAGCTGGCACGGTCTCGCACCAATTCGGCGTCTCGATGGAAGACACCGCGGCCACGCTGGCCATGTTCGCCAACGCTGGCATCCAGGGAAGCGATGCCGGCACGCTCATGAAGTCTGCGTTGCTCGCGCTGACGGACACCGGAAAGCCGGCACAAGCTGCAATCAAAGAACTTGGACTCACGGTCTATGACTCTCGCGGAAAATTCGTGGGCATGTCTGATCTGTTCGATCAGCTCAATATCGCTGCGGCACGGATGACCGATGAGCAATACCAGGCCGCTACGGCGACGCTTTTTGGAAGCGACGCGATGCGTCTTGCCGGTATTGCCGCTCAGCAGGGTTCGGAAGGGTTTAATCGTACCCGTAGTGCTGTCACTCGTGCAGGGCAAGCAGCAGAACTGGCTGCAGCGCAGACCCAAGGGCTACCTGGTGCTATTGAGATGGTGGGTAATGCCTGGGAGGAAACAGCCCTTGGTATTTACACCTCGGTGGAAGGGCCTCTTGCCAATGGGTTGAAAGGGCTTGCTGAAGGGATCACAGGCCTTGCCCCGTCCATTGCCGATGTGTCTGCAGCTGCCGTCGGGACCTTCGCCGATCTTGCAGGATCAGCAGCAGCCTTGGGCAATACTTTTTCCCAGCTGCCACCGGAGGTACAGCACCTTGGGTTCGCACTGGCTGGGCTAGCTATCGCTAAGCACACCGGGGCGCTTGGTGCGCTCTCGAAAAAAACGTTTGAGACGAAGCAAGGTTTCGCTGCCTTTGGTGACGAGATGCGCATTCAGAAGGCTTTAGCTGAAAAGCATGGGGTGACCCTTGGGCGCATGTCCTCTGCCATGGCAGTTATCGAAAGCCGGGTTCCAGCCATCGGCAAAATGGGGGACGCCTATCGCGGTGCATCCTCGAATTTGAAAGCTGTTGCAGCAGCACACTATGAGGCTGCTGCTGCTGCGAAAGCACAGTGGATTGCGGAAAAAGACCTCTTTATACGGCAGTTGATCGTTTGGGCGCGTCGATGGGGCGATCGAGGCTGCAGCGTAGGGCGGCATCGTTTGCAGGGACCATGAAAGGCACAGTTGCCCTTGCGATCTCTGGTGTGAAATCAGCAGCCGGTGGCCTGATCAACATGCTTGGCGGCCCTTGGGGCGCGGCGATGCTTGCAGCTGGCTGGACAGTCGGCGAAGTTACCAACGAGCTAAGAAAAGCCCGCCAGCAGCACAAGCTGTTGGAGCAGGCTGCGACGAACACGAAGAAGGCCTATCGTGAGATGGCTCAGGCTTTCACCTCAGGTGATCTTCAAGGCGCTTTTTCTGTGATGAACTCCCAGATCGAGGGGTTTGTTACCCGCCAGGAAGAACTTGCAGCTACCAAGCCTGGCAAACTCGGGAAGCTTTTTTCTGCTGCATGGGGAGATTTTGCTGGCCTTTTTGACGGCAAGGCGTTCGCGGGATCAAAAAAGGTCATTGCAACAAGCAAGGTCGCTGAGCACGCTGAAAAAACAGCTGAGGCGTTCAAAAAAGTGGGTGCATCTGCTGATGAGATGACTCATGCGATAACCGGCAGTGATGAAAAATTTTCAGCGTTGATTGCTCGTTTTGACCACACCGATGAAGGCGGGCGGGCTGCTGTTGCCCAATTAACACGCCAACGCACCGAGTGGCAAAAAATCAGCGAGGAAACCAAAAAACTAGCTCCTGGTGCACTGGAGGTCTCTGAGGCGTTCGCCAAGATCGCTGATTCCTCTTCGTCTGCAACAGACAAAGTCAAAGCGCTCAACACCGTGCTTGATCACATGTTTGGGCAAGAGCAATCAAAAGATGATGCTGCAGCAGCTTTGGCAGAGCATATCGATAAAGTCAGTGAGGCTGCCGCCCAGGCGGTGAATAAAGCTGATGGTTTTGGTACATCACTGCTTAATGCCACAGGCAGTCTTGATCTGACCAAGAAGAACGCGCGAGGTGTGCGTCAGGAGCTCATCGGTTTTAGGGATGAGTTGGCTCAGGTTGTTGCCACGGGTGGGGATATGGCCCAGGCGTGGTCTCACACGCAAGGCGCCTTGGGTCAGCTGGCGGAAAAATATGGTTTAACCTCCCAGCAGGTGCAGGAGTTAGCCGCCTCCATGGGTCTTGTCCCCTCGACGATTGAAACGGCAATCAGTGTTAACGCTGATCCAGCGAAAGCTGATCTTGCCACTGTGTGGTCACACGCTGATACACTGCGCGACAAGTTTGGCCAGCCTGTGGAGCTCAAGGTTGCTGATGTTGAAAAAACCTCCAATGACCTCACCGCACTGGGCCTCAAAGTCGATGTGATTAACGCCCACACCGGGCAGATCAAGATCACTGCTGACACCGAGCAAGCACTGAACAACCTTGATATGGTGAGGTGATGCAGTCAACTGCCAAGGTTGATGATCTGCGCGGCTGGGGTGACCATCAATATCCACGATACGAAGTTTCGTCTTGGTGTTCGTGACTGTGAGGTGTTGTTAAAGCAGCTTGATGGGGCTGATATCTCTGCTGAGGCTCGTTTGAATATTGAGCAGCTTCTAGCAGGCAAAGAGACCTCTCTTGCTGAGCTAGAGGCACTGTCTGCCCAGGTTGCTGACCCGAAAACCAAGCTTGTTTTGGATCAGTTGATCGCGGATAAGAAAACTGCGCTGGACAACCTTAATGAGGTGGCCAAGCAGAAAACCGAGCCGACGATCAGCGCGGATAACAAACCGTTGCAGGAATCTGTGAAAGAGTCCAAAAACTGGTTGGGCAGTATCAAAGACAAGGTAGTCACGATCCACGCAAAAAGAGTGATGTCGTGGCTTGGCGGCAACGCTGAGGGGGGTCTTGCTGGTTTCGCTACCGGTGGTAGGTTGCCTGTGTATGGTCCTGGGACGGATCGTGTTGACGGGATTTTGGGTGTCGGTTCCGATGGGATGCCTGTTGCACGTGTTGATGCTGGCGAATGGGTTATCAACCGCAAGTCCTCGGAGCGATACCACGATATTCTCGCCCAGATTAATGCTGGCACATACCCGGCATATGCTGCGGGCGGGTTGATTAAGTCTGCTGCTGAGATCAAAAAAGCCATCCAGTTTATGCATGGCACCCCGTACCTTATGGGTGGGTGGTCTCCGGCTGCGACGGATTGTTCCGGTGCTGTTTCTGGCACGATCAATGTTGCGTTGGGTGCACCGTTTTTTGATTCCCGTATGTCCACGGTCACGGAAGGCACCTGGCTTGATGCTCGTGGTGCTTTGCCTGGCCGTGGTAGCACTGGTGATATCAGTGTCGGTTGGTGGGATTAAGGCGGTGGTGCTAATGGGCACACGGCCATGTCATTGCAGGATGGCACGTTTATCGAGTCCGGCGGTAACACTGGTAGCGGTTTCACCATTGGTGGCAAGGCCGGCCCGTTGGATGGTCGTGGGTTTACCCAGTGGCGGCATTTCCCAGGTGGTGGTGAGGTTAGTAGCCAAGCCCGCCGAGAATCAGAGCGCGATAGTTCTACTGGTGCAAGCCATCGAGGTGATGCACACTTCGGAACCGCTACTGAGCTTCATGACATCGCCAAGCGTCACGTGGGGCTATATGACCAGGGTGGCTTCCTCCCGCATGGTGGGTTGGCGATGAATCTTTCAGGCCGGCCTGAACCGGTGCTTACCGCAGATCAGTGGAACAAGATCGGCAAGCTTGTTGACGCGATGAATACGGTTGTCCATCAACTCCACACAGGCACTGGCCCTGCTGCTTTCCTTTCCCATGCCCAGATCGTTATCGATGCTGAGAAAGGGTTGGAACAAACTCGGAAAAATATTGCAGCTGAAACCGCTGAGCTTCAACGCAAAGAGGAAGCCGCAGCCCAGGCACGTCAAGGGCTGTCTAAGGCCGAGCGTGATGCAACCTACCGGATTGCTGACCGTGAAGCGGCCCTCACAAAAGCCCGCAAGGGCGATAAAAAGGGCCGCGTGAACGCTGAGGCGGTTGCTAAAGCTGAGCGTGACCTGGCGAAAGCTCGTGAAGATGCACCGGATAAAGCGAAAGCTGCGGCGGATAAAATCAGCGCACTTGATGTTGAGATTAATGAGCTGCGAGAAAAATCTGCCACTGTAGCCAAGCGGCTTGAGGCCGCTGAGCGCACGGTTGTCGCAGCACGTTTGAAGGCGGCATCAGAGATGGCGTTGGGTGTTGGCGAGGCCTTGCAGGCTGGCCTTGGGCATGTCCAGTCGTATTTTTCTGCAATGGGTGATCTCGCCGAGATGGTAGGGTAGATAACACCCGCCAGGAGATCGCAAAGCTTTCCTCCCAGCAGATCACCAACCGTCTGCAGCTGTGGAAATCGTTGCACGATGTCCAGGTGAAAGAATGGGATGTACATAAAGCCCGTGTTGCAGGTGCTGTGTCTGTGGCCCAGGCTGAAGCAGCGCTGGAGAAAGCACGCCTACAGCAGGCCAAGAGCTGGGGGCGACCTCGATTGAGGCGATGCGCGGTGCGATGGATAGGTTCAGACGCACCGGTATTTTCTCTATCGAGCAGGTTACGTCATCTGTGGTGGAAAATTCCGCTGCGGTGCGTGCAGCCCACTGGCAGGTAGAAGCAGCGAAAACCCAGGCTGAGATTAACCACCTGGAAGCAACCCATGCCCAGGCGGCAGCACAGCTACAGGTAGCCGAGGCGACCCTTGCCCAGAATGCTGCTGCTGAAATGCTCAGGCTGAACACGGCAGCACTAACAGAGCACGCGAAAAACCTTTACGGCCTGACCGCAAATCAGGCACGTGGTGCAGCTGCAGGCTTTGGCGGCATCGGGAAAATCACCGGCGGTCTTGGCAAGATTTTAGGTGGTTTGTTAAGCGCTGCTGCAGGGTTTGCTGTTGGTGGCCCAGTCGGTGCTCTTGCTGGTGCTGGGATGGCTTTAGGTGGGATCACTGATCTTGTTCGTGGTGGTGTGGATGTTCACAACAACCGCAAAGAGATCAAGGACGGCTGGAAGGGTCTATCACACGGTGGTAAAGCCGGGCTGATCCTTGGTGGTCTTGGTGGCGCAGGCCTTGCCATTGGCGGTGGTGCATTAGCTCACCAGTTTGGGCCGGAGGCTGCTCAAGGTGGTGCGCGTCTTGCTCAGCAGTGGATGGATGCCACGATTGGGTCGATGGCCTATGACGTGGAGTCCAAGATTGCTGCGATGAAGCGCCGTCATGAGGATCAGCGCAGTGCGTTGACCTCTGCAACGGATGTGGAAAAGCTCAAACTTGATGCTCAGAGGTTTGCTCAGCAGTCACAGCACGCAGCCCAGGTGGAGGCGTTAAAAGCGAAGCTTGAGTATGAAACATTACACAAGCAGCTTGCCGAGGCTTCCACAAAGAAGGAAGCAGAAGCTTTGGCTAGGGCTGCTGAGGTGGCAGCGCAGCGTCGTGAAGCGATGCTTGTTTTGTCCCAGCGTCACGTCGCCCAGCAGGTGGAGATGAATCGGCAGCTGGCGTTGATTGTGGAAGCCCAGCGCACAGCAGTCGCAAAAGCTGGGATCAGCCTTAAACCGGTGCAGTTTGTTTTGCCAGAAGGTGAGGCATTTACCCGGGGACAAACACAGGCGATCCTCGATGAGGTCCGTAGTGAATATGAGCGGCGTATCGCGGCGTTAACCCAGGTTGATGCGAATCGTTTTGTTGATTCCAAGATTAGATAGGAGGGAAACCCTGTGGATGGGATGACCAAAATCTCGTATATGACCCCACATGGGAAGGCCATTGATCTTTCCGCCAGTGATTGGGATACGGGCTTGCGCTACGGCGGGCTTTCTGGGTTGAAAGCCAAGGCGGATACCACCACAATCCAGGCAATTGGACAACCAGGCCAGGTGGTGGAATCGGTGCGTTTCCCTGCGATGGAGGGCACACTCACCGTGGCTCTTTCAGGAAAAGGCGGCCCCGTTGATCAAGTGTATCGGCGGTTGTGTGCGGCGTTTTCCCACACACTGCCTGGAACCTTGCGCATTCACACCCCGTGCCATGGGATGGTGTCTGCACAGGTGCGACTTGCTGGGTTTATCACCCCTCCCAAAGCAGATTTAGATTTACTGGGGGAGGAGACTGTTGATGCTGTGGAGATCCCCTTGATCTGTGACCAAGGTGTGTGGTGGACCCAGCAGGTCACAGGTGTTGGGGCAGTCGATGTCATCAATGATGGGGAGATTGCCGTGGCTATTCACATCCGGTGGAAAGACAAGGGGGGTAAGGTCACATTGCCATCAGGTGCGATGTTTGATCTTCCGCCTGCAAGTGACTGGCGAACGCTCATCCTTGACCCGGAGGAATCCTGCGTTGTTCTTGATGATGATGATGGGCAGCCTGATTATGGTCTGTGGCCATCAAAAATCAGTGTGGTCCCGGAGCTAGTTCCGCCGAACCAAAAGCGACGATTCATCCTCCCAGCAGGTGCTTGCGCCATGTGGAGGATCGCACTGACAGACCCCTGGGAGGTGATCTACGTGGGTTTTGATTGGGGAAATCACAAAAAACACCGCGATCACCTGATCGCAGATCAAGGCCAATGGCTGGGGCTGCTTGATGAAAATGCAACCCCCATGATGGATTTACCTCCGATTGTGGAGATGTCACTACCTGAAGCAACGAACGATCCTGCTTCTGGGATGGTGAAACTTCGTGTGCAATCAGCTCGCGGTGTTGTTCACCCGGTGATTTCTGAGCTTGTCGCCGATGGTCTTGGGAAAACCGATGAGGTGGGCAAATTGGTGCCTTTGTCAGGGCCGACCCGGTTTTTTGCGATTGAGCGTGCAGGCCACAGGCGGGTGTTTCGTGTGGAGTTCGTGGTTGCCGAAGGTGGTGCTGCAGCTCCTGTTAAACTGACGATCCATGGCACGGACATGTCAAAGATGCTGGCACGGTTTCCTGCCATGTCTGCCCCGACAACATGGGCAGGTAAGTGGGCGACGTTCACCAGGGATTGGGCCGGCCCAGATAATGTCGGTGTTCGTTTTGAGAAGCCCCGGGATCTGCATGACATCAAACTTGCCACCGTAGCAGATGGAGTAACCGTGGAAGGCCCTGCGGATCAGGTGATCAGGAGGGTTATTGCCGAGTCTCTTGCGGCTGTGTGGCGCGCGATAGGCCAGCAAGGGCTTATTGATGATCCTCCTGTCCAAGTGGCCCCTGCCACTGTTGGCCATGTGTCGCCGCATGTGTTGATCCGCCCGACGGATGGGTCGATCTGGGAAGAGTTGGCTCCGGTGGCTGCTGCTGGTGTGATGATTTCTGCATCGATGTGGTGGCCAACTGACCCTGCCATCCCGGGGTTGACTCTCACACGCCCAACGGTTGTGGTGCGTGTTGACCAGCGTGAGAAGGCGGTGAGCAATGTCTAGGCCGTTGTTAATAGCCGACGGTGGGACGATGACTGTTGGGCGTTGCTAAGCAACATTTGTTTATGGGGCGTTCGATGTGCGCTTGCCGGAAGGAAAAGAGCAGGTCGAAGGTGAAAAACGCCTGCAGGATGGTTATATTTATCGTCCTGATGCCTCGATGTTGGGCCGTTTTGATGTCTCTTTTGTTAGGGCTGATGCCACTGTTGACGTGGGTGCGCAGACGTCTGATTTGGAAACCCAGATTGAGGCCGCACAGCGGCGCACGGAGGGTGATGTTTTCTTCGAGTGCGATATCAGCGGGCGAGGCGTTGGCAGGTATCGCCCAGGTGTTGATATCAAGCGTGGGGATGTTGTTGATGTTTTGATCTGGGGGAAAACGCTGCGACTTCCTGTGACTCGGTGGGAGATGGTCTCAAATGAGGCCGTGCCTCTTGGCTGGTCATACCATGTTGGCGGGGCGATGATTGAAGACGCCGAAGCGCTAAGAAGTCATAATGACCAGCTTCTGCAGCAGATCGCGCAGGAGAAGCGTCAGCGTCTTAAGGATGTGTCTCAGGTTTCTCGTGTTGCTCACGAGGCGAAGTCAGACGCCAGGGTTGCTGATGGGAAGGCTGAAGCCGCAGACGAAAAAGCTGGGGAGGCCCAGAAGACTGCTGAGTTGTCGATAGAGAAGTGGCGTGAGCAAAAAGACGCAACTGACGCGCTGCAATCTGCTCAGATTGAGGCGAACGCGAAAGCTAATGACGACCAGCAACGCGCGATTGAGGCGAACTCAATAGCCCTTACCTGTGCCCCACGGTTTTTGCACATCGATGATGGTAAGCCGGGGTTTTATGGCAGTTCTTCAGGGAAGCTTTCTACAGGGGATGAATTCGGAAGCCTGGAATTTCGGGGAACGACGTTCACAAAAAATTCTGGCGCGGCTTTCATTTCCAAAGCTGGATGGAAGGGGTCCATTCTGATGATCTGTGTTGCGACGAACGGTGCGACTGACATCACTGCTATGGAGATTACGCAAGCCGGCCAAGTTCACGAGATGCATGCTGGTTGCTCCTACCAGGCGTATAGGTCTGCAACCGTTGTTGTTTTGCCGGTTTTTAGCGAAGGAAAGAGATAAAAAGTATGCCTGTTATTCAGGGAAAATTGTCCACGGTCACCAAGCAGCCTTCTGGTATTCGGGAGGTGTGGCTGCGTCCTGCTGCCACCCGCCCTGGGGGTGGTGGGTTGATTGTGGATGAGCCAGTGCGTATCACTGTGGATGAGCGTGGTGAGTTCAGTGTTGATGTAGCAGTGGGTGCTGCGGTGTTGGTGTTAATCGGGGCTGATTTCACAGCTCGTGAGTCTATCCCGATGCTGGTGCATGAGGGCACGGCCACGCTGCGTCAGGCTGTGGAGGATGCGAAGGATTTTACCCCGGAAGTGGCAGATAAGCTGGCTGAGCTGGCTGATCAGGTGGCTCGTGGTGTGAAGACTGCTGGCGAGGCTGCTACGGCTGCTGCTACTGATCGTGAGAAAGCGGAAAAGTCCGCCACCGCCGCTAAAGAGTCGGCGTCTGTGGCCAGTCAGAAGGAGTCGGCGGCATCGTCAGCGTGGCAGCAGTTGAAGGATCGGCTTGCTCAGTGGGAGCCACGCGTCCAGCAGCTAGATGCGTGGCAGCCGCAGTATGAGTGGCTGAAAGACAACGCTGAGAGGTCTTTTTCGGTGGTGCAAGAAAAGATCACCCAAGCCACACAGCAGGTTATCTCGCAGGTCAAAGGTGATGCAGAAGCTGTGAAGCGGGATGCTGCAACAGCGGGGCAGCATTCGCTGAAAGCGCAAGCAGCGGCAAATACCGCGGAGTCGGTGACGAACCGCGTTGTTGAATCAGCGATTAATAAGCTTCTTGATGGTGCGTCGCAAGCTTATGACACGCTGAAAGAAGTAGCGGATGAGTTGGTGTCTCAGAAGAGTGCTGCGGCTGTATTGATGAAGCAGCTTTCTGAGAAAGCGTCTGTGACTGAGCTTTCGGCACTGCGTCAAAAAGTTGAGTCCCTTGCGATTTCTGGTGTGTCTGGTTTGTCGCAGGCGTTGGCTGGTAAGGCGAACACGAGCCATACGCACAGAACTTCCGAGATCACAGGGCTAGGTGGTGAGATAAATGAGCTTAAAAGCTCCCTGAGCCAAAAGGTTGATCGAGATGACGTTGTCGGGGTTGTTGAAAAATCTCGGAAGGTTGAGCAAGCCTGGGATTATGCGCGCCGCGCGTTGGCAGGAATACTGATATGCGTGTTGTTGATGCTGCCCCTGAATATCCTGCGCCTAACGTGTGGTATTTCGTCAGGGAGTCATAAAGTGATTTTTGTTGGTGGGAAAGCAATCAAAAGCATTACTGTCGGTGCGGTCCAGGTTCAGGAGGTGTATCGCGGTGGGGTGTTGGTGTGGAGGAATTCACGCCATCCAGAGGTTCGCGAGTTTAGGCAGCCTGGGCACTACGTGATTTTCTCTCCCTCGTGGGCGAAGTTTATGGATTTTGTTCTCATCGCCGGCGGTGGTGGTGGGGCGTGTGGTGATAATTCTTGGGGGCGCTTAGGCAATGGCGGAGGCGCTGGGCAGGTCACAAGTGGCACCCAACCCTTGCTAGGCAGAGTTCAATTCAAAGTTACAGTCGGTGCTGGAGGGGGTGGCGGGCTATCCTGGGATGATAGAAATGGGCGTGCCGGAGGTGAAAGCTCTGTCAATGGGGGTGGCATTACCGGAACTGCTGTTGGAGGCGGAGGCGGCAGTGGATTTGGAGGTGCTGCAGCCGGTGTACGTGAGCAGGTCAAGGTTGATGGTTTTTATGCACCTGCTGGCTCTCCTGCTGGTGTCGATACCCCTGGCATGACCCCCGGGGATGGTGGTGGTGGGGGCACCGGAGGCATTTTGGGGAAGTTTAATCCAGGGCAGTCCGGCGCGGATGGGCTGGCGTGGATACGTTTCCGCAGGAGTTAACCAAGATGGCAGGCACCCTCATCGGGTGCATTTTTTATGCCCAAAAGGAGGGAACGTTGGATGCTCAAACACTTGCTGAAGTAATGGGCGGTAGTGCGGATTACGCCCGCTTTGCAGCCCCTTTCACAGAAGCGATGGATGCTGCAGGGTGTACTACGGTGCGCCGCGCGGCGATGTTTTGCGCGCAGATCGGGCATGAATCCGCAGGTCTGCGCTATATGGAGGAGATAGCTAGCGGTGATGCCTACGAAGGTCGGTCGGACCTGGGGAATATCCACCCTGGTGACGGCAGGCGTTTTAAGGGCTCAGGCCCGATACAGCTGACAGGCCGGAATAATTTCCGCGCGTTCACCAGGTGGGTGCAATCACGGGGACTGACAACACTTGATTTTGAGCAGCACCCGGAGTTGGTGCGTCAAGACCCCCGTTGGGGGTTTCTTGCTGCTACGTGGTATTGGACTGTGGCCCGCCCCGAGATCAATGACTTGTGTGATGCGGAGGATATCGAGGGGGTCACTCGTGCGATTAATGGCGGGCTGAATGGGTTCCAAGATCGAAAAGAAAGGTATGAGCGCGCCCTAGGCATCGGGCAGCGCTTGCTTGGTGGAGGCCAGGCAGAAAGGAAAGTGATGGAAAAAGTTCTTGATTACCCACGGGATCAAGTAACCCAAGACACTTTTTATAACTGTGGCCCGGCGTCCTGTCAGACCGTGATTAGGTCTGCGACAGGGGGCTTGGTGTCAGAAAGCGTTTTGGGGAAAGACCTTCGGACGACGACTAATGGCACTGATTATATTGGGCAATTCCCGGCGGTGTTGAACGCGAATGTTCCTGGTGGGGAGTACCGGCACCGTGATGTTGGGGCTTATCCGGATTACCGGTTGAAAGATGTGATCTGGGATGAGATCACTAATAGCATTCGTGCAGGTCATGGGGTGGTGGCCAATATTGTGGCCCCGCCAAGCAATTATCCGCGTGCTGTTGCCCCGTCAACGATGTCACCGCGTTATGGCGGTGGGGTGGTGTATCACTACATCGCAGTGATGGGGTACTCGGATGAAGGCATGCGCAAGCTGTGGATCGCTGATTCTGGGTTCTACCCTTATGGCTATTGGATTGGGTTTGACCAGTTCTGCACGCTGATTGTGCCCAAAGGCTATGCGTATTCCACGGCGGCTCAGAAAACACATGAGAGGAAGGAGGCCCCTGTGGGGGCTTTAACGGAAAAGTATTTAAGGATTTCATCACTGGGTTTTTAACCCCGGTTGTTGATGCGGTATTCCGCATAGAAACCATGGTGAAAGATATTCACACCCAGCTTCGTGGCCCTGAGTTGAAGGGATGGCCGCAACTGGGGCGTAACATCCACGGCGATAATTTAACCCCGGTTGATGGGATTGCTGCTTTGCGTGCCGATGTTGCCAAGATTTTGAGCCTTATGGACAAGGAAGGGAAATAATTCATGAATACACTAAATCCTGCTGGTTGGGTACGGCTTGTGATGTATGTTTTATCCGCGCTTGTGGGTGTGGCAGCAGTTGTGGCCACCACCTTGGGCTATGAGCAGATAGCGTCCCTTTTGGGCGTTGTTGCTGGTGCAGGAGCAGCCGTGACCGGTGGTACGGCAGTGGTGAATCTACCGAAAGCACCTGATCAACAAACCGCAGGTCTTGATCTGGCAGCGTTGTTGCCTGCGGTGTTAAGTATTGCTGATGCAGCAAAGGTGTATAGCAAGGCTGTATCGTATGAGCCACGCCATAGCAGTGGGGAGCCTGCGGGTTTGCCGATATACTCAGGCCAGAGTACCGCTGAGGTGGGTGTAGCCCATGCCGATTGAGCGACTGCCTGCAAAAATGAGACCTGTAGCCCGCCGTGTGCGGGCTTTTGTGATGACTGATTCCACCGCGTTGCTGATTTTGGCTGTGGTGCAAATCGCCGTGGGAGCCTATTATGTGCCCGGGATTTTGGGTGATCCTTTGCAGTGGCAGCGTCCTAGTGAGTTGGTGATGCCACTTATGATATGGGCGTGGGTGCACATCATCGTGGGTGTGGTGGGTGTGGTTGCTGCGATCATACGGAAATGGCATCTGGATACGGTGGTGTTAGCGGTGTCTACGGCGTTGAATTTGTCGTGGGCATCAAGTCTTATGGTGGCATCCATTGAGACTGGTGAGGCTGTGTTATGGCTGGTAGCTGTGCTTATTTTCGCGTTGACGGTGTCGTTGATGTGGGCTGTGTGGCGTGGGAAGCGTGGGGATATTCCGTTCGTTAAAGAAGGGGGGAAGCAGTGAGCGTTGTAGCTGCGATACTGAGCGGCATCGGCGCCCTTATAACCGCACTGGGTGGTGTGTGGATCGGTGTGGTAAAAGCCCGGTCGGATACGCAGGCTGTGAAAGGCTCACGCATGGACGCGTGGAGGCACGCATTGATAATGCAGGCCGATTTAGACGATGAGCGGGCTAAGCGGCGTGGTGTGGAGGTGGATAATCACCGGCTGCGTATGGCATTGGTAACGGCGGTGAAGCATTTAGAGCAGTTGATCCGGTGGGCTGGTGGTGCGAAGCCACCTAGGACTGATGATATTGATTTAGATGAGATTAAAGGCTTGTTGAAGGCGTAAAAAATTTAGTCCCCTTTGGTTTAGGTGATACACCTAGGCTGAAGGGGACTATCTTTGTTTTACTTATCTTCTGAAGGCCCTTTATTGGAGGCGAAAACACTGGCCAGTGCGATCAGGTCACGCGGCGATAAGGGTGGCGCTGATAGCATGCCCACGGAATGCAAGGAAAGCGCAAAAGGTAGAACCGCGATGATCGCAATAAGCCCAAACCGCTGGCCTCTTTTGGCGATTGAGCTTGGCTCGGTATATGGGAGCGTCCTCGCCTTATAATCGGCATCAACCTGCTTATTGATGGCTTTTACATATGCCCGGTAAAGCTCGGGGGTGTCCTGTTTCATACGGGTCATCTCATCCAGATCGGGCGTGAGCAGTGGTAGATGCAGGTGATTTTCCTGCAGGTACGCGGTTACCTGCGCGAGGAGGATGGGGTTGTCTCTGAGTTCATCTGCGCTGAAGCTCGGAGGAATTGGCTGTTGAGGTTGGTACGTGGGGCTGGTGGGGGTAGGAGTTTTTGGGCTTGTTGGTAGGTGCTCTTGCCCCTCAGGTCCATGATGCTGCCGATCCCCATGAGAAGTGCCCGGCGTTTGATGCTGATTATCGTCATGATTCATTACCTTTGCCGTTTCTATTCTTTAATGCATGTGGGTGACCACGGTGCCCATAATGTAAGGCACGCAGGCCGTTTGAGTCAATGCGTTAGTGTTGATTTAGGTGAGATCAAAGGCTTGTTAAAAGCATAAAAAATTTAGTCCCCTTTGGTTTAGGTGTATCACCTAGGCCAAGGGGGCCATTTTTGTGTGTGGCACACCTGATCCGGGTCCGGTCTACGCTGGGGGTAACCGGCGTTGCGTATCCAGTGGCTACACTCAGGTTGTAATGATTGGGATGATGTCCCTGATCTGAGAGCGATTAAAAAACTCATTGAGGAATAAGTCCCGATTGGTTTTTGCTAGTGAAGCTTAGCTAGCTTTCCCCATGTAACCAATCTATCAAAAAATGTTATTGATTTCGGACCACCCCTATAATTAGGATAGGTTTATCTAATTATTTTATGAGTCCTGGTAAGGGGATACGTTGTGAACAGAAAACTGTTTGCGTCAATCTTAATAGGGGCGCTGCTGGGGATAGGGACCCCACTTTCAGCTCATGCAAGCGCTGATGATGTTGTTGATTCTTCTAAATCTTTTGTGATGGAAAACTTTTCTTCGTACCACGGGACTAAACCTGGGTATGTAGATTCCATTCAAAAAGGTATACAAAAGCCAAAATCTGGTACGCAAGGAAATTATGACGATGATTGGAAAGGGTTTTATAGTACCGACAATAAATACGACGCTGCGGGATACTCTGTAGATAATGAAAACCCGCTCTCTGGAAAAGCTGGAGGCGTGGTCAAAGTGACGTATCCAGGACTGACGAAGATTCTCGCGCTAAAAGTGGATAATGCCGAAACTATTAAGAAAGAGTTAGGTCTAAGTCTCACTGAACCACTGATGGAGCAAGTCGGATCGGAAGAGTTTATCAAAAGGTTTGGTGATGGTGCTTCACGTGTAGTACTCAGCCTTCCCTTTGCTGAGGGGAGTTCTAGCGTTGAATATATTAATAACTGGGAACAGGCGAAAGCGTTAAGCGTAGAACTTGAGATTAATTTTGAAACCCGTGGAAAACGTGGCCAAGATGCGATGTATGAGTATATGGCTCAATCGTGTGCGGGAAATCGTGTCAGGCGATCAGTAGGTAATTCATCGTCATGCATAAATCTTGATTGGGATGCTATAAGGGATAAAACTAAGACAAAGATAGAGTCTTTAAAAGAGCATGGTCCTATCAAAAATAAAATGAGCGAAAGTCCCAATAAAGCGGTATCTGAGGAAAAAGCTAAACAATATCTAGAAGAATTTCATCAAACGGCATTAGAACATCCTGAATTGTCAGAACTTAAAACCGTTACTGGGACCAATTCTGTATTCGCTGGGGCTAACTATGCGGCGTGGGCAGTAAACGTTGCGCAAGTTATCGATAGCGAAACAGCTGATAATTTGGAAAAGACAACTGCTGCTCTTTCGATACTTCCTGGTATCGGTAGCGTAATGGGTATTGCGGACGGTGCCGTTCACCACAATACTGAAGAGATAGTGGCACAATCAATAGCTTTATCGTCTTTAATGGTTGCTCAAGCTATACCATTGGTAGGAGAGCTAGTTGATATTGGTTTCGCTGCATATAATTTTGTAGAGAGTATTATCAATTTATTTCAAGTAGTTCATAATTCGTATAATCGTCCCGCGTATTCTCCGGGGCATAAAACGCAACCATTTCTTCATGACGGGTATGCTGTCAGTTGGAACACTGTTGAAGATTCGATAATCCAAACTGGTTTTCAAGGGGAGAGTGGGCACGACATAAAAATTACTGCTGAAAATACCCCGCTTCCAATCGCGGGTGTCCTACTACCGACTATTCCTGGAAAGCTGGACGTTAATAAGTCCAAGACTCATATTTCCGTAAATGGTCGGAAAATAAGGATGCGATGCAGAGCTATAGACGGTGATGTAACCTTTTGTCGCCCTAAATCTCCTGTTTATGTTGGTAATGGTGTGCATGCGAATCTTCACGTGGCATTTCATAGAAGCAGCTCGGAGAAAATTCATTCTAATGAAATTTCGTCGGATTCCATAGGCGTTCTTGGATACCAGAAAATAGTAGATCACACCAAGGTTAATTCTAAGCTATCGCTATTTTTTGAAATCAAAAGCTGAAAGGTAGTGGGGTCGTGTGCCGGTAAGCCGAACGGTTCCGGAATGGCGCTATAGTATGCACAGTTAGAGCAGAATTCTTATCTGACTACGGATCAGAAGGTTGGGGGTTCGAATCCCTCCGGGCGCACGGTTAAAACCCCGGCTCACAGTATGTATGGGCTGGGGTTTCTTTGTGTCGCGATTAATGAGACATTGGGATGTGGTGATGTTCTGACTCGACCGATGAAGTGGAGATGCAGCATGCTCAATACGTTCCGAAAGCTTCCCAAAGCCATATTTTTCTCGTTGATTTCAGTGATCGTTTCGAACTGGCCTCCGAAAGAAATATTTTCTAGCGGGGAGCGAGTATTAGCTGTAGCCATGATATTTGTGGCATCCACGATTGTGCTGGCGGCGTTGTTTGCAGCTGTAGAGTCGCTGCTGAAGAAAAATAAGCAGACCACTTAGGCTCGCGAGACTGCCACTTTATCTACGCCACAACTGCAGCTAGTGCATCGAGGGCTTTTATCAGAGTCTGATCGTCATGGGATCCGAAGCCAAAGACGACGCCATTGTCGCCGGCGGCAGTGCTTTCATCGGTTCCTCCCCAATAGCTGGAGAGGCCAACGATATGAATGCCACGGTCAGCGCAATCCGCTATGACCTCTGCCTCGGGGCGCTGGCAGGAGAGAACCGCATGGAGGCCACCATCAATGGGGCGTAATTCTGCGGAGTTGAGGTGGCCAAGTTTTGCGGACACCATTTCGCGTCGGCGCCGGTAGATGCGTCTAAGTCGTTGGGTGCGGCGTCGTAACGCTCCTGTGGCAAGGTAACGCGCAATCGCATCCTGGGTAATCGCGCTCACTGGCTGACCGAGCGCGGCACGTAAGTCGCGCAAAGTGTTCGCGATATGAGGTGGGGCGACCAGATAGCCGGTGGCCACCTGCGGGGCGATGACCGAGGAAAATGTGCCCAAAAGGACAGCGCGCTCGGGGTTGATGGCAGTGAGCGCTGGCAGAGGCATGCCGACGTATCGAAGCTCGGAATCAAAATCGTCTTCGATGATAAGGGAATCCGTGTCGCTGGCCCACGCGGAGAGCGCTGTGCGTCGTGCCGCAGAGAGCGAGCCGCCATGGGGGTACTGGTGACTCGGGGTAACCAGCACCGCGTCGAGGCCATCGTGGAGGGAGTCGGGGTTGAGCCCCTCGGTGTCGGTGGGAAGGTCGCTTGTATGGTGCCCCAGCGCATGGGGGATGCGCCGGAGGCTGGGATATCCGGGTGATTCCACACCGATAGTCAGGCGGCGCTGGGAAGACGTGAGCAGAAGACTGAGTCCCTCGCGAGCCCCGGCCGTGACCACAATCTGCTCGGGATCTGCGATGAGGCCGCGCATATGGCGCAGGTGTTCGGCGATTTCCAT